AACCGTGTGCCAGATCATAGCCCGTCGATTGGTTGTCTATGGCAAAGGCTTTTTTGCTTTTTTGTAGCTCCTTGATGGAACTGACGATCTTATTGACTTCTATATGACTGACTGAGTTAGTCGAGTCGAACGGCCCGGAAACGTAGGCTACTTTTTGGGGTATTGTGCTTAAATCAGTCATAGCATTAGTTAAGTATCATGGGTAATGGGCGCGGTAGGCCGAAGTTGGTTTGAGCAGGTGTTCCGGTATTGATATTGAGCATTTCCCACTCCGTACCCGTCCAGCGTTCGAGGGTTGTACCGTCTACGCTACGCAAATCACCAATCTGTAAGGGAGCTACACCAAATAGAGTTAGCGCAACTGAAACACTCGAAGGAGCCGCAACATATACCGTCGTTATTTCTGACTTAGCCACCAATGTAGTAGAGTAGCTAACCGTTAAGCTGCCCGCCCAAACCTTGCGACCATTAAACGAAACCTCTTGATAGCCTGAATTAATTAGGCCCGTTTGGGCGGGGTAGTTAATTGTTAGTTGCTGGCCGGAAATCGAAATAGTAGGCCGGAAATCGTCGGCTAATTCTTCGCCCCCTTTGCTGTAATAGGCATGAATTTCGACACTGGTAGGCATAATAAACCAGCCCGGAAATTCAAGGGTACGGCTAAACGCGTTACCAACAAATAACTGCGTTGTTAAGGGGGCTACATCATCACTTAGTACGTTTTGCATGGTTGTTACGCGCTGGCTGGGTGAGTGATTCGGATATAATCTAAACCGGCGTTGTTGGTATTGCCCCGGAACCGTAGTGTATTATCGCCCGCCTGAAATGCCTTACCCGATACCGTTACCGTCGTCAGACCGCCCCCGGTTGGCGGAATGGACACCTGAAACGGCGTGCCGTTATTGATAATCAAATCAACGATGGTCGTATCTGTACCCGACGTAGTTTTAGCCCGTAGGATAATCGTGTAATTGCCGTCCGAAACCGGCATACCCGTAAACGCAAAGTCCGCGTAATGGCTACTATTCTGGAAAAATTCGCGCGTCGTAACGTCCCCCGGCGTACCCGAAAAGTTCACGTTCGATGCTGCCGTTTCTGCCTGTATTTTCACATCATAGGCCGCATAGCCCTGTACGGGCGGGTTAGGAATCGTCAGGGTAGGAGCAACCCCGGCCGCTACGGTTCCGCCGTTGCTGGCAGTAATGCCGGAATGATTACCGGCTAGTACAGCCGCTTCAAACAAGGCTTGCCCCTGAGTCGTTAGCGGGTAGTTATCGGTATTGCGGAGTGTTTTGCCCGACCATACCGTAACGTGGTCGGAGCTTCGACGTACATAAATATTCTGATCGGCTGTAGGCATAGCTATACGTTGTTAAAGTGATTGTTTACGGTTCTGGGTCGGTGTTTGCGGTATTGACCCAACCGATTTTTAGGCGGGCCGACGATGGCACATTAAACGAGGTAGTATGCAAATCGTAGATAGTTCCCGACCATCCCGAAATCGTTGAAACCGGAATCGTCAGCGTGTGCCAAGCGTTGTCACAAGTCAGATTAACCGTTATGTTCTGACCGGCTATCTGTATGTCCGTTTGCCCGGTTCGACCGCCCGAAACCAGAAGCGAACTTGGCCAATCGGACGTAGCTTTATAGCGTACATAAACGTTCGACACAGACGAAGCCACTAAACCAACGTGCGGAAAATGGAAATCAACAAAGTTGGTTGACGGGTTTTTAACCTGTAATTCTATACCGTCGTCGGGCGTCGGATAGCCCGTATCTATTCCGTTTCCATAGGTGTAATACCCTCTACCGTTGCGGCTGTTAAACTTCCATTTGAACGTATTACGCGGGTCGGGTAGGCTGTTGGCCCATGCCTTGATTTGCTGAACCTGACCGACCATCAATTTATAATTGTCGTAATACGTACCATTCCAATCCCAAATCATCGACTGATTGGCTACCCCGTAATTGGCTGGGTTTGCAAATTCGTCCGATGCTGTATCATCCGGCGCGTAACGGTTCTGCGAAGTCTGAAAGCAACCAGCCCGCCAAACACCCAACCCCGACGACGCGGGCGAAGCGTCAGGAACCATTGCATACCAGTTTTGACCCATCGAAACCGGCGTTTGATTCCAGTTTGTTAGGTAGGTAATGTTCCCGTTACCGTCTACGTGTGCGTTGTACTTGTAGGGGGCGTTTACAATCGTGTTGGGGTACTCGTTGCTTTTGGCTTCGTACTTGGTTTGATCGTTAACCCGGTTGTGAGTCATTTTAACGTGTACGTCACAAACCGCCCCGGAAATACTTACCCATTGTTCTAATACTACGTCGGTCGGGTCATTTCTAACGGCCCAATTCATCATAACCGACTTTGTGTAACAGGTTGTCGAAGTGTACCACATATCGACCACGACGGCCGGATTATCGAACGTATCGCCTATCTGAATCGGATTATTGCCAACGCCCGCGCCTTCGGCTGTTGCCCATTGCGACTGAATTTCCTTATTCTGACTTTCAATCTGGCGCGTCCGACCGCCCCGGTAAATCGTCATACCAACGCCCCGGCCCCAATCGTTTTGATTAACAATATTTTGACCGCCCGGAAAACTCACATGGGCAACCGCCCCGCCGAAATTCTTCCAGATTTCTACCCGTATTGAACCGTTTTCTAAAACAACCTTATCGCCTATCGGTACGTTTCGGTGCAATCTGGAATCGAAAAACGGCCAAACGTTATGCGTTCCGGCTGTTGGTACGGAGTAATCGAAAGTGTCGAAGCTGGGTTTATTGTAGGCAATAGACGAATTACCACTACCGCAACCCGAAACTGTTACGTTGGAAACCGCCGTTTTGGGCGTACACCCCGATTTACTTACCGATACCGTATAAGAATATACGCCGTTTACATTTGTTGGCGTAAACGATGGATTTTGCGAACTGGCCGAAAAGCCCGGCCCCGTCCAATTGTAAGTTAAACCACTAGCCGCCGTTCCTGAAACCGAAGCCGTAAGCGTACCTGTTACCCCGCAACCGAGCGTAATATTATTGGTCGTTACGCTGTAGTCGCAACTCGTACCCGTACTACCCGTTGTTGAGGTAACGACCCCAACCCGGCCCGCGTAACCGGCTTTTTCCCATTGTGGATTACGCGATGGCTGGGCGTCGTAGGTCTGGTTAGAATCGCCCGCTTTGACAACGAACTCGTACACCTGGGCGGCTGGGCCGATGAGCTTTACTTTAAACTTATTGCCCCCCAACGCCCCGCCCGGAGCGCGTACAATGTCTACCCGTTCGGCTGTCCAATCCTGATTCATGCCGCCGAGAATCAAAACCCGTATATCGCCGTTAGGCTGGGTTTTGTAACGCATCATATAGGCGGGCTTTTGGACGCCCTGAACCCCCGCGTCATAGTTGTACGCTTCTACTCCATTGTAGGCAGTAAAAGCCCCTACCGCGTTTATTTGTACTTCGGGGTCTTCGATTAACGTAGAACCGGCAAACCATTTTTCGTAGGGCTGTAGATCGTGCCGGGCCTGAATAATGGCCGTCATACCATGCCAATGATGGTTAAACTGTGGTACGGACGCCAACGGCAACCGTACCCAATTCGGATTGCCGGGCGGGAATACGTAATACCCCCAACCGGGTTCATCCCCTGCAAAAAACCTAGTCACCATGAACCGGCTATAATTCATATAGGGCGGTTGGTGTACCTTCGGCGGTTCTTCGCCGGTTATATTCGTCTGTAAACTATCCCACGTAATACGCGATTGTACGTAACTGGTAAAATTGCCGTTGGCATCATACAGGCCGATTCCATCCCCTTCAAATTGGGGTTCCTGCATACGCATAATAGGGTGCTTGCTCCCTAATACCGCTTGCATTAACCGCCGATTCTCCTGTATATAACCCTTTTCGTCGGCTACAACGTGCCGAATCAGTAGCTTACTCCATAGGTAGGGGTAATTCGTTTTACCGGCTACCTTATTAACAAAAATATCGTTATAGTCGCTTTGGGCTAAATCTTTATCGAACAGGTAATAATAACCCGTCATAAAGTCTTCATTGCTGTATTGATTGCCCGTTAGCGTGTACGTACCTGTTCCCCCGCCCGGTTTGTTGAGCGTTACGGTATTACCTGAATGGCCCGGAATGAAATTAACGTTACAGGTTCCAGGCAGAAAATAATTGTTGTTGGTTGCAAAATCCTTTCGGGGTAAGGCTTGGTGCATCGAAGCCCCATAACTAACCAGCGTTCCGGGCGCGGACTTTTCTTTTAGGACTTTTAGAAGCAATACCAGCCGATTAGCCCGCCTTACCGACGCTTCGACAGACCACAAATTTTGTTGGTCGATTTGTTCGAGTGATCGTTCTACCCCGTCCGACTCGCAAATGATACGTTTGTCTTTACGACTTTCCCAACTAGGCCATTTGCTGTCATTTCCTGCGTAGTAACCCCTACTCCAATCGTTACTTACCTCTATGTTAAAGATAACGTACTTCGCACCGGGGTTGGCTCCATTGCCCGCGCCGGGTAGGGCGTTCCAAATCTGGTTATAGTAGGTTTGTAAGTCTGACTCAAAGAAGCCCGCCCCCTCTAAACTGCCATGTACGCCCGATTCAGTCAGATAGAGCATACCCGAACCGGGCGGGGCGTTGGCCTTTTCTGTGTCAGAAATCGACCAGAAGTTAAACAGATTTACCCCGAAGGCTTTACGCTGGGTTGGCGATAAGCCGCCCGGATTGTAGTCCATTGACAACCGGAAATTGTCGCTGAAATACTTGTTTAAGCCGAACTGTTGCGGGTTAAATACGCGTTTGGGTTCGGGTGCATACGGCAACCGAACTATACCCCCTTTGCGGGCAAAAACCGCGTCGGATGGCAACGTACTAACGAGCTTTTGGCTACCGTCCGAATAGATAGCATAAACCTTTTGGGTTGTGCCGTCCGTACCTGCTTTGTAGTACTCAATCGTTTGCCCAAACCCGGCTAATAGGCTGGCAAAGAGAAAAAGGAAAGTTAGTAGCGATTTCATGGCTGTTGATAATATCCTACGTTGTCTAAGTTTGATTGATCGTTTGCGGGGTCGTCTGTTCCGGGGTTGTCGGTTCCGCCATTATCGCCCCCGCCGTTGTCAGTCGAGCGAACGCGCCAACCCGAATTACCGGGGGGCGGAGCCGGTCGAACGGTTATACATTCCGCTACCTTTTCGGCGTAAGGTTTACTATTGAAGACTGCGAGACTTTCGGCTACAGTCATATCTTGGTACGGCCAAATGAGTTCGGAGCCGTCCGCCTGGGCGAACGATTTAAAGTAATCCATAGCGTTATGGGTTATAGATCGTTAGTGTTTGTCCTTTAGCGAGACTACTAGCGTTAAAGCTGATCGAAAGCAACGGCGTAGTTTGTCCGACCTTCCGAATTTTAAAGGTTGTCGTAGTTGACAGAGCCGCCGTTTGTGCGGTTGTACTTCCGTAAGCGTCCTGATATTGATACCCCTCTAATCCGGTTGGGCGTCCGGTTACGGGCGGGGCACTGTAGCCACTTGGTAGCCACGTTTCGTTTACCGGGTCGAACCCTGTCCAAGTATCTTGTAAATTCTGATTACCAGACTGAGCCGACCGATAGAAAAACGTTATATTATCCGAGTTGTCCCGGTAAATGACAACCCTATCGACCGAAGGCCGGGCCGTCGTTACCAAAAAATCGTCGTTAATCCATTGGCCCGCCGAATCGGTATAAACCCGCCGTAACGTGATTGTTTGGCCGTTTGCAAAATCCTTAGTTACGATAAATTTGCCAGTCGTGTTGTTGGCTGTAATCCCTAGCGGCAACGGCAAAACAGTGTTGGTTGCTGGGTCGTAACGCTGGCAGATAATACTACCTGTATCGCCCGCATTATCCGAAAACTCGTTAGCCGGGGCGGGTATTTCGTAATTATCGTAAGTTGTTATTGTTACGTCGGCCTGTGGATTGGTAAGCGTTGGCGCCGGGTTAGATGCCGCAAACTCGCTATTTGGCGCGTAGATTTCGGGCGTTTCTGCGCCGGTAATAAACTCGCTGTTTGGTGCGTAGATTTCGGGCGTTTCCTGGGCCGGTATCGGCTCCCAATCGACCGGGCTAGAGAAGTCGAAAACCGGCCCGGTTGGGTCAACCTCACAACTACCCACCAGCGTACAAAACAGTTGCCGGGTTTGTACGTCCGACAGTGCCGCCGTCAGTAACAGCCGAAAAATTATGTTTTTAACGTCGGGCGTTAACGCGCTGAATAGCGTTTGTAAATCTACCGTACCACCCCCGCCGTTGCCGCCAAAAGCCGCGATTAGCTCCACGATTGCGGCCGCGCTCAAAACCTTTGCATCGCTCTGTAGATCGGTTGGGTTTTTTGAGTCAGCGAACGTAACCAGACCGGGCGTGTTTAGCCCCGCGTTGCCGGGCCTGATTTGCTTTACAACTTCGTCACGCGTCGGGAAATAATCGGTCAAATCAACCGTTAGGGCGGGTTTATCGTTAAGAACGAGCGATAAAATACCGTTTAAGAATGTAAACTTAACAGGCAAATATTTTATCGCTTCGTTAAACTTATCTTTGCCGCCGTTGACAAAATTACCTACGGTAATTGCCAGTTGTGAAAGGAAAGCCACACGAAAAGCAGATTTAACAGGTTGAAATCAGCCATTTTCGCGGGCCAGTAGCGAAATGATTGTACGGCAAAAATACAAGAAATTGACAATTAACAATTTTCTTGCAAAAAATCTTAACATTTTTACGTTAAGATTTTAAATTCTTACCTACTATGTCGTTTTCTCGGTTAGAGTTTCGCTTACAAACAACGGTAGTTGCACAGGGTATTTTAACACCTATTACGGTCGTAATCGAAGAGCCTGTAAAATGGTCAGAGGTTCAGATCGTAGCGGAAAGGGATAGCGAATATCACGGCGTTAATTTCGAGTATTCGGACGGTGATATAAGCGTTGATTTTACCTGTGAATCGGCCTCTAGCCTGTTGTCAGCGCAATATTACACCTATGGCAATGATGCGGCTGTCAAGTTCCTTTTAGTTTCTATTTCATCGGATTTAGCGGAAACAATCCGGTTTACGGGCAAAATAGACTTTAATGAGGTTATTATAGAAAATGGGCGGGTTAGTTGTCATATTGTTAAAGACGACCTACACGATAAAATTCAAAGCCGGTTCGATACGCCCGTTTCTATGGCAGACGAACGGACGTTAGACAATGCTGATATTACCCCGCCCGACCCGGTAGAGATTGGTTTACCCGGTCAGGCTTTGATCGAATCGGGCTATTATAAACGCGTTGGCGCATGGTCGGACGTTACCGAAATCGACAACCCGCCCGCCGTTGGCTACTATATTTTACTGCCTAACCTAATTTACCCTGTCGGCCAATCTAACCCGGATGGCAAACCTTCGCTCGATACACTAAATTCGAGTAGCGGCCAGATTAATACATACAATGGCACAACGCTACAGACAGCCCCCGACGAATTGCCGTTTATTACCTGTTCGACGGCGGGAACCTACGACGTTTCGTTAATCTGGTCGTACGAAATCAATTTGATTCTTTACAAAAAGGCTCTGTTGATTGGCGGGGCGAAGTTTACAGGATGGACAATTGAACCTATTCTGGCAGTTGCCCGGCCCGGTCAGCAGACCGAACTTATCGCTATGGCTCCAAAGCAACAGGGTTCAGGCGAAACCAATGAAACCGGGTTTAAGACGGTAAACGCGGACTATAGCGGAACGTTTAGCGTAACGAAGGGTACTAAAATTTACTGGTACACCCAATTGCGCGTATTCAGTTCGACGGCTCGAAAACTGATTATCGACGTACACAACTTTACGGTTAAAGCGGATATAAAACGAACTACGCGGGCGGCTGATTCGCGGGGTTTTGCCTACCTGTTGCCCGACGCGTTAAAACACGTTTTCGGTGTTGTCTCTAACGCTTTGTCGGGGGTAACGGGTAGCGTTTGGGGTAATCTGATTTCTAAAGCGTCGGCCACTCAGCCACAGGACGGGTACGGCACAGAGTACGCGGTATCATCCGGGCAACAGCTACGCAACCTAAAAACGAAAGCTCCAGTATTTAGCCTAAAACAGTTAATCGGGTTTCTGTCGGCCAACCACGCGGCCGGGGTACTATACCAAACTGACGCAAACGGCAACCATTCGATACGGGTAGAGGAAGGTAGATGGTTTTACCGGGGCGGCAGGATAATGACGCTGGAAGAAAAGGCGGACGAAGACCCCGACGTATTTACGTACACCGAAAAACCCAACCTTGATTTAGCCTGTAACCAAATCGTTGTCGGTTACGAAAAATACCCAACCGAAGGGCCGGGGGTTCTGTTGGAGTTCAACACCGAACGAACCTACCAAACCCCGATTGTTTCGCATGAGTTAAAGAAAGAGATTAAAAGCCCGCTAATCGGGGCCGGGGCCGCAATTGAAGAAGCGCGTAGGCTTGGGATTCCTGAATATGACCAAAGCGGTAAGTTAATCGACCGATCAACCGAAGGGGGGCAATATGATGATGATAATTTTGTGTTACACGTTGCCCCTAAAGCCGAATCGGGCGGGGTAACGTTTCAGGTAATCCCATTAACCGGATTTCCGTATAAACCCGGTCAGCCAGCCGCTAAACGCTTTATTTTACCCGACGACGCGGCCCCCTTGCAGGTTGACGACGTTGTTATTTTCTCCAATACTGGAACGGCTAACGACGGGGTAGAATACCACATTTTTACCATCGTGCATGACAATTTCGGTAAACCAATCTATACAGTAGATGCCAGTTTCCCAATGGTCGAAGGGACGTTTTTTGCCAGTTGGCAGACAAAAGCCCAGCCGGTAAGAATCCGAACAAACGAACGTATCGACGTTTTGGGTATTGCCGACCCCGCCAACACCTACAATCAGGAATTAAGCCCCGCCCGAATGCTTCGCCGTTGGGCATGGCTTCTAAATTCGGGTTTTCGATACAAGCGTTCGACCGATGAACTACGATGCACCGACTACAAGGGCAATAAGGAAATGGTTAGCCGGATTCGGGACGGTTTTAACCTGCCGGGCGATACTGACAGGCAGGAAGTGTACGAAACGGGTAACGTAGCGTTAGGGGCGTTTGAACATTTTGAAAAAGTCTTTTCGCCCGAAACCATCGAAACACAGGTTTGCATGACGCGGGAACAGGTAGAGGAAACGCTATTAGCCTGCACCAATCAACACCCCGACGAATCGAAAAATTGCGGCTATCTGACTATTAAGCGAAAAGACGGTAGTATGTCGGACGGGTTTCTAATGAAGCTACAACACAACCCAACCAGCGAAGTAGCTACTCTCACCCTAAATAAGCGATTTGTACAAACGACGCTAGGGGGGCCGGATTGCTCAGACTATAGTAACTGGGTTTTTAACCGCTTTGAAACGGATGGAACGGCAGACCCCGACCTATACCTATTCTGTACGTTCCAATCCTTCCTTTAGCGGTAATCAATAAAAAACAAAAGCCCGGCCAAAAACCGGGCTTTTGTTTTTTATTGATTACTTACCTATACGACATCGGAACCGTCAGGCAATTTTATAGTAAAGAACCTTCGCCAAAAATCCATTTGCCTATCCATAATCAAATGGTTTGCTATATCAATCTTTTCGACCATTTTCATATGGTGAATTTCCCCTACTCTATCTACATTTTCACCGCATTCTATTCTACGTTCCTCGTGATACTTCAATTCCTGCTCAATCTGTTCCGACAATAGATTGAGTTCCGACAAAGGCAACGCGTCTAAAGCTTCGATATTTACTATCAGTTCGTAATCCATATTATTTATGATTTAGAAATTAACTTAGGGACATCCGGGGTCTTTAACAGCCCCATATCTTGCATTTTTTGAAAGACTGGTAAAGCATGATTCTTACAGAACGTAGCAGATTCGTCTATATTAATCTTGCCCGTCTTACAAAACTCATCCGCAAGAGCCATAGAGCTACTAACGGCGGGCCGGTAAGTACGAATAATCTCTTTAGCTGACGTTCTAAACTTGGACGGTATTTTCTTCGATTTCGCCCATTCCATCAACTCCGAAGGTGTTTTACCTGTATGCAAAAAACAATTCTTCCGGTTGTAGTCAATGGCTTGTTCCTTGCCGCCTTGTGAGAAATTATAGCTATTAACCTCTTTACTGTTCTGTATCTGCTTAGGTCGTTCCGTAAATACAGATAGTTGGTCGATTGGGTTTGAAGCCCCTACTTCGGCCTGTGCTTTTTCTTTCTCTAATTGCTCCCAACGCTTAACGATCCTGTGTCGAGCTACAACATCATAGCCAGAAAGTAACGTAATTGTTGTAGCCTTATCAAGTCGATATAACTGACGTTTCTTGCCCTGCGAATCGCTATAACTATCTGATTCACAATGCCAGCTCAAATTTGAGCCGTCAGATTTTGCCTTTTTAAATGCCGCAACCATACTACGAATGTCCCGCAACACATTCTTATGTTGCTTACCCGTTAACTCTGCAATTTCAAGACTAGTCATAGTTTTTATGACCGAACTTTGTAGCTCATTCATGGCTGTAGACAGTTGAAGGGTTTAGGAAAGCGTTTTCGAGTGCGGTAAAACTGGCTAAAGCCATAGCGTCCAAAACTTCGCGTAAGACTGCGATTTCGTTTTGTAGTTGTTCCGTTTCAGCTTCAAACGGATTGTCGATTTTGATAATTTGGGCGGTAAGTGCCTGAATCCGCAGCAAAATATATGCACTTTTTTTGCACATTTGCCGTACTTATCTTTGTTAAAGGACTGCAAAGTATCAAGATTTATAACAACCAAAAGTAATGTTACTGAACCGCTATAACTTTATCGTTTGGGGTAACACGCCCCCGGAACCCGCCGATGTTAGCGGCCTACCTGTTGGCAGTATTGGCCGGGTTTCGTCCTGTGTACTGTTGGCCCCGGCCGATGTGTTGCGGGTTTACATTAACATTCCGACCGGGTTAAACCTGCCTAATCTAAACGTTGCGTTAGTGGCTGACAATGCCGCCTTAACCGTCGTTGTACCCAATTTTGCAACGCTTACCCAGGTTGACACGCCCGGCCTGAATGCTCCCCAATACTATCTAAACGTTGTTATTCCGGTAGGTTTAGGGCTACGCGAGGAATATTACAGGCTTCGGATTGGTTCGGCTCAGGTTCCGTATTACTCGAATCGGCTTTGGTATAATCCGGGCGGCTTCGCGGGTATGAGTGCAATATTTTCGTTTCGATCAGTTCGAGACTTAGCGTATATACCGTATGAGTTGCCCGAATTAGCAGGTTTCCGGCAAACGCTACGGTTGAAATGCTACGCGGGAAATCCGCAAAATGACACGACGGTAGAAAGTTACGACGGGGTAACGACCGGGCGAACTAGAACCGTATCGGTAAAGCAAAAACGGTATCACTCGTTTACTGTCGAAAATGCCGACGCGTTCGCAGAAGAAGGATTTTCCGGTATGTTTGCCCATAAGGATTTGCTAATAAATGGGCGTCCGTTTGCGCTTAAAACGGGCTTCCAACTAGCGAATGATAGCCCCGGATTGGCGAACGGCACGTTTGAAGTATGGGAGTCCGGGTTTGCGTTAAAGACGTTGTGTTAACAAAAAAGCCCGGAATAACCGGGCTTTTTTGTTATTAAATATGCATCCAACTCTTACCCTGCTTAATTGAACTTATTAAGGTTGGATGAACCTTAAATTGATTGGCGATAGATAATCCTGTTTTGCCGCTTTTCAATAGTTGTTTGATCTCCAAAACCTCATCGTTTGTCAGTTTGGAAAGATGATTTTTTTCGCCAGATATTACATTACGTTTCGGTTTATACCGAACATTAGACTTTGTAAAACCTGTTACGTGAACCCAGTTTGCGCCGGTATATATTCTCTGAATCGTCGCTCCTGATACTCCATATTGCCTTCCTATTTCCCCGAACGGAACCTTCTGATTCAGCAACTCTACTATTTCCAATACATCTGATTGCTTTAGTTTTGAGATATTATTATAATATTCCTTTTTAACTTTACTTTTATTTTTAAACGTCCTCCCTTTTACTTGCTCAATTGCATTTATTAATAAATCATTAGGTACTGACTTTTGTAGAACCTCTAAATCATATTGCGTTAATTCTACGTGCTTATATACCTTGCCATATTTAATTTGTAATATTCTGTAGGGTTCGAAATTAAAATACTGGGCTATATAAACAGGCTTTCCTTTAAGAAGTAGATACTTTATTAGCTTTACTTGATTGTCATTTAATCTTTCCGGGGTCTCTTGCTTTGTTATACCTGTAAAATCCGACCACGCTTTACCCCTTTTAATTGAACTAATAAGGCTAAGGGAAACATTAAAAGACTTAGCTATGGTAACGCATTTTTCACCAGTAGATAAACGTTCTTTAATCTCTAATAGATTCTCAGCGGTTAATTTAGTTTGTATAGATTTGAATCCACTAGCATTAACGCGTTTAGATACTCTTTTTTCTTGAAGCTTTGTAAACCCAGTTACGTGCACCCAGTTTCGCCCATTTCGAATCTTTTGAATCGTATCGGTACTAACATTGAACCGTTCCGCAATTTGGGTATACAGTAGCCCTTGCTCCAATAAGTCTTTTATTTTTAGTACATCTTCGGTATTGAGTTTAGCGTTGGCGTGCCGTTCACCTTTTGGTGTCGTTATAGCCCTACTTTTAAAAGCGCGTCCTTTTACTGTCTTTTTTACTTCGTCATAATCATCGTAAGTAAAATTAACCTGAAAGAATTTATAGTCTTTTTCGGATAGTTCAATATCCTTATATGTCTTGCCCCTTTTTATACCTGAAATTATCTCTTCCTTTACATCAAAAAACTCAGCAACATCAACCGTTCGTTCACCAATTGATAGTAAATATTTTATTAGCAACACTTGACCTTCCTCTAATAGTTTTTTATTAGGTTTATTAGGGTTTCGGTAAGCATAAGAAGGATTGATACATAATCCCTTAGGTAAAGCATATTGATTCACCTCATTATGTGTTACCGTGATCGGAACCCAAGTCCTACCATTTCTTATGTTTCTCACTACAGAAACATCTAAATTGAAATACTTAGCTACGTCAATCGACCGGCAACCTTTAGCTAATATTAATTTTATCTCCCGAACTTGTTCATTTGTAAGTTTCGTTGCAAAATGATTCTCCATTCTCACCCCTAACTTAGCCCTTGTTTCAGGACTTACGGATTTATCTTTTAGGCGTGTTTTAGCATTTTCTTTGTGTTTTGCACCATAACAAGAAGGGATAGCTATAGATTTGTTGTAACCAAAAGCAAGGTTAATAGAATTATATTGTATAATATATTTATTTTCTATTTCAAGTAATAAATCCGAAAGTCTCTCTGTTTCGCTTACAACCTCCAATAGATTAAATTCGAATGAATTTGCTCCATATTTATCGTATGCCCTCGCTAAATGCTTAGAATGATGCTTTCGATTTTCTAAGCCATATTTGTGCTGACTGTAGCGATATAAAAACTTCTTTGTTGACCCTATATAACATTTGCCGTTAACAGTATTTAGAATTTGGTAAACACCTGCCATTTTTAGCAGGTGTTTAGGGATATTGTTTTTCATAATCCAAATTTACTTTAAAACCTTTCTCTTTCTACTTACACCCTTAAAGTTAGTTGGATAACTTTCCGTTTTTTCGTGACACGAGTGACAAAGCGTCCGACCATTATTAATATCCCAAATTGCGGGACATTTTAAAGCCGTTTCAACGGAAGTAATTCCAAACTCAGAAACTAAATCAGAAATACTTTTAATGTGGTCGGCTTCGATAACTCGTTTTCGCCCGTTTCTGGCTCCACAATGCTGACAAGTAAAACGGTCACGAATAAAAACCTGTCTACGCCATTCTTCATATTCGTCTAAACGTCGAATTAGTCGAATCAACTCTGTTCGGCTTATTGATCCATTCATAAAAGGTATGAGTTTTACATCTCAACCCTTTACGGTTTTCTATCCGTGAAATCCTCCATTGAACACATATAGCGGCCAAAATGAACCAAAGAAAGGCAACCGCAAAAAGTTGAAATGTTCGATAGTTCATTAGTTGTCTTCGTTGTAGTTTAATTCAGCCATTATAAGCGAGTACAAGCGGTCTAAGTGTCCGTAACGCTCTATAGCATCTAAAATGTACTCACCTGGCTTGCGCTGTAGCCGATGAACATTAACCCCGTACACATCATGCATTCGCTTGTAGAGGTAATTATAAGTCTCGCTCTGTTCGGCCCCATGAAAAGCGCAATAGTCGTTTACCTTGCGGCTGATTAATTGCCGTAGGGTAGTAATTACCTTCTTTGGCGGGGTAATCAATCGCGGAGTTAGCTTACCCTTTGGCGGTCGATGACCGCGCATTATACTATCTACGTCGGCGCGTAGTTGACCAATCGCCTGTTGCTGATTAATTAAAATCTGTTGCTGATTAGCTAACAGTTGGCTATTTTGACTTACAAGCTGAATTAGAACCTGTTCGGTAGAGGGGGTCGCTAACGTCTTGCGTAGCTGTTTTTCGGCTTCAATAAAGTACTTACGGGCTTCGCGTCCTTTATCGTTATTTTCAACCATAGCCAATTCCTTAGCCATATCGAGCGTTAGGGCGTAATCAACCGTTGGCCTGCCGCCCTGATTGGGTTTTACTAGATTGTTAGTAAAACTAGCCTGAATAGGTTTTTCCGAAATTTCGGAAAAACCCCCTTCGTCGTCGTTAACCTCCAAATAGTCAGTACCTTCAAGGAATCCGTATTTAATAATCCGGGCTTTTATCCAGTCTGCAAATTTGGTTTTTGCTTCTAAGAATCGGTGTAGTTCGCGGGCCGAAACGACAGACAAACCTTGTGCATCCGTCGTAATCTTTACAATCTCATTCATGGCCCTCTACCTCCTCCATCCAAATAGCGAAATTCTCGTAATCGCTTCTAAGCTTATTAATGAAGCCGATAAGTGATAGGACGTTTTCGACTTTACGCTTTTCGCGTTCATCTAAATAAGCGCAACGGGTTAACTTATCGTTGCAAAGCTCAACCAGTGTAGTAGTTGGGTCTACTTTCTCCGAGAAATTGCGAACCGAATGGATTATGCTACGTAGGTACTCTGACGCGCCGGGGTTGTTGCCGATTTCAACAAAATATTCATCCGGGCCGTCTAAGAATTGTCCCCTATCCGGGTTATACGCTGTTTGGGCCGTGTTTTGGGCCGTTTGTGGATTAGAGGTTGTAGAATCCCCACCCTCACAGTAACTTTGTTCTGTGTTCATTTTGAACTACCTGTTTAAGTGAACGTCGCCCCGTTGCTGCCTTCCGCCAAGTTGCCAGCGCGGGGTTTTTTATGACGTGCCAATCGCCTGATTGACTTTACAATACTAATAATAACTTTTATTATATCCCAATATTAAAGAAAAAATATTTTATTATATCCCATTTTTTTATCTAATCACAGCTACTTCAAAATGAACGACACTTGCAATTTATACCCCAAAGCATCTGCAATTCGATTGATGGTTGCTAGGGTCATATTAGTCCTTCCGGCTTCAAATTGAGCATAAGTACTAGGGTCTATACCTAATTGTTGAGCTAAGGAAGCTTGGGTTAATTTTTTCGATTTTCGTAACTTCTTTATGTAATCGCCTATTTCCTTGGGAGAGTTCATGATTTGTATTGGATTTTACACAAATATAAAACCTTTAATATAACACACAAATACAGAGGTATCGGTTTATTTAATGGCAGTAATTATAGGGGTACAACCCCTTATATTCACTAAATATATCTTACTATGAAAAAGTATCTTTACTTAGTTGGCCTATCAATTCTCTTTCTACCTAGCTGTAGCACAAACCATGAACCTCCTGAATATATAGAGTCTATAGCGTTACAAAAGGCGGGTACAGATGGAATCAAAATACTAACAACCTTTGCAAGTAAGGCAGATAAGCGAATTGCTAGCTCAGGGGTTTACAACCTAAAAATACACGGATACGAGCAAAATCACGAACCTATTCAAATCTACGATACCACCTACTCGATCAATATCAGCGACTTTAGGGAGTACTCGGAGCTAAATAAGGATTCAACAGGGGTTTGCTACACAACAAAGTATTTAGACCACAAGGACTTTAAAAACACCGATAAGGTAGCATCTAAGATAGTTTTTGTAACTATTGGATTTAAGCCGAAAGGCTCCAAAGGGGTAATAACAGGTAGTAAAAAATTTGAACTTGACTAAACACCCAACAGCCCAACGCTTACTAAAAAATTAGAAACCGGCGCGGTAGCGTCGGAAATCTCTTTTTTTTTAAATGTATTATTAATTTTATTATTATATATAATATTATGTCGGTCTTTTCGCCTATACCTCTCGGTGTTTTTGCCTATACCCCCCGGTGTTTTCACCTATAGGTATCGGCCTTTTTACCTACACCTTACGGTCTTTTTACCTATAGGCATAGGTGCTTTAAATGAGACAAAGCGGCTTTTTAAGCGAATAGAGCAATATTTTTCCTAGACCTATAGGCGTTAGGACGCTAAAAATATATAAACCGCAAAATTTACAACAACCTGTAAGGCAATCTATTATTTTCCTAAATTAAAAACCGTACTAGAATGCATAATAATCAAATAAATTGAGCAAAATCGGTATCACTCGTTTACTGTCGAAAATGCCGACGCGTTCGCAGAAGAAGGATTTTCCGGCATGTTTGCCCATAAAGATTTATTAATAAACGGGCGTCCGTTTGCGCTTAAAACAGGCTTTCAACTAGCGAATGATAGCCCCGGATTGGCGAACGGCACGTTTGAAGTATGGGAGTCAGATTTTGCGCTAAAAACATTGTGTTAGGGCCCTGTTCGGATTATCAGATGGAATATATGCAATAAAATGTCATTAATTGTAATCAATTGTCAAAATATCTTGTTACCTTGACAAGCAAATAGTAAAAAACACACAAAATGGGAGTTCGTTTAAGCAAATTAACGGGTAGTAAATTTGCCTTCTTAACTCGCAAAACGAAGGCATTCGACCCCCTTGCAGGTAAGCCTAACAGCCCTGTCTACAACAAGGAGTTTGTTCAAAAGATCAAACAACGGCAACAGCAGGTTGCCGAAGGTCATGTAAAAGTTTTTACGTTGGAAGAGTTTGATAATCTGTAATGGGGCGAAAAATCGGTTTCGTTGACGACGCGTATGAAGAATACGAAGATTGGCGCGATAGAGATGAACAGGTATTTTTAAAGATTAAAGGTCTGATAAAAGAATGTAGTCGAACCCCGACAAAGGGAACTGGAAAACCGGAGCCATTGAGGGGGAGCCTAAAAGGCCTTTATTCCAGACGCATCAATCAAGAACACCGATTAGTGTATAGTTTTACCAACGATGAATTAGAAATTTTGTCATGTTATGGTCATTACGGAGATAAATAAAGCCCGACTATCAAAGTCGGGCTTTTATATTTTATCGTTTACGCCACTCCCCGTTAACCTTCGTCCAATTAAGGTCGCGCTTTCTACTATGGTCTAGCGTTCGTTGATTGGCTTTGATAAACCAGTTTAAAACCCCTCGTTCATCAAACGTAGTCATATTAAACGGTAGCTTTTCGTTAGCTTCGCCGATTGCATCCGCTAACCGCTTGACCGGGAAATTATCCCAATTGATAGCACCAGACAATTGCCGAACCTGATATTCGTCTCTTCCTTGCGTTAACCGATGGTTAGCCATTGTTTGGCGGTTTATTTGCCCTACAATCGCATTAGACTGTAGTATCTGCTCCGTCATTGCGTTGGGGTAAATTACATCGTCCTTGCCAACGTTTACGATTGTAGGCTTATTTACCAGTTCCATTTTACCGTCATGTTGCCATAACTCCCGACCGTAACGGTCGCCAACTAAGGCGGGGCCGCTATAATTGTCGTTTGTAATCCCGTCGATGTTTTTTCCGGTAAAGTATTGCGGAAGGGGTTTAGCCATAATAATAGCCGCCTGGGCGAGACCTAAGACACCTGTAGCAATCGCTAACGGCGTTCCGGCTGGCGGAGGCAAAGTTGCATAAACCTTCATTATCGCTTCGGCTGTACTTATTCCCACGTTAAAGAGGGCTTGGGTTCGAGCTGAAACATCTTGTTGATGTTGGATTTGTTTACGCTGTTGATCGTATTTTTTTTCAATCGCAACTTTTGCCCCTTCATTATCCCCAACGGCATCTAATTCAGCCTGTTTACTGGCTTCGAGTGCGGTTAGACGATTCTGATTCTTTTGTTGCTCTATTTCGAATAAGCCGTTTACAAGCGTCGTACCCGCCTGTATATACTTCTCTTGAATTTCTGCTTTCCTTGAAAAATAAGCCCTGTCTTCTTCGGTCATTTGGGCGTATTCCTCCTTTAGTCGTTGCACTTTATCTTTATCCTTTGCTCTTTCGGCTAACTCTATTTGGTTTAATAAATCCAAATATTGTTTTTGTCGGTTTTGATCTAAACCGCTAAGAGAATTATTTAGGTCGTATTCAAGTCGTTTGCGTTTGACGTAGTACAACGCCATGATATTTGACTGATCTTTTAAGTTTTCCTCTAATTGTGCGGTTCGCTTTGCGTCGGCTTCGGTAATATCCGACCCTGACATTTGCCTACCCTTATCATCTAGTCGGTAACTAACATAGGGGCGTTCTCCTAAGCGGTCTAAATCGCTTGTGGTTAATTTATTGGGGGTTGCTATCTTTTTGCCATACGTACCATTTTCTACGGCTTCCTGCATAGCCCGAATAGCTTCATACTCTAACTTTAGCTTCTGAACCTTTTCAACTAGCTTCGGGTCAACGTCGATAATCCGGCCCGCTTTCAAATCCCGCATAGCCTGTTTTTGTAAGGTTGCTTCAATGGATTTGATTTGTTTGTCGATCTTTTCTAAAACCGTTTCCTCGTCTTTTGCCTTTTTCGCTGTAGGTTCATCGACTGCATCCTTTTTACTTGTAAGTGACGGGAATAGAATGGCCTGTTTTTTGTCCTGATAGGTTTTTAAGTCCTTTAAAACGTCTTCACGTTTTTTTAAACTATCCCGGTCGCCTTTAATAAACAGTTCGGCTTGTTTGGTATCCAATTCGGCTATCTTACTATTGTAATCCTCTATCACCTTATACCGTTTTAGGTTAACGTTAGCCCCTTCGTCAATATAAAGTTTATCTGCCTGGGTGAGTTTGTCGCCCAACTGTAACCGCTGTAAAATACTTAGCTCAATGGCTTTATTTTCCTTTTGTAAGCTACCTGCTAAGTCTCGTTGATCGTCGTCAGATAAGGCTACTTCCCGACGCTTCCCGGCATCTTTGGTCGTTGCTTGCCGACGCTCTTCGGCGGACATTAAAAGAAAAGGCTTTAAGTTAAACGACCGTTGTTTAGTCCCTCGGTTAAGGGTATTTTGTGTCTGTTGCGCCCGTTGCATTTGCCCGGTTGTCTGATCGCGTAGAGCCTGAATTGCAGCTTTATTTAGTTCAGCGTTTAATTCGCGTTGGGCCTGAGCAAAACCTACAACCTTACTTTTATTTACATCTAACGCATTTCCGTAAGCATCGAAACCTGTTGCGGCTGAGGGAGCAATATTTGCAAGGTCGTTAACGACTGTCTGTAACTCCTTTTGTTCGTCGGCTGAAAGCTTTGATTTACTTTTCAATTCATCATATCGACTCAATAGGCTGGGCAAGGTTGATTCCAATTGATTAACCTTTTCGGTTTGTTCGGCTAATTTTCGGCTTGATTCTTCAACACTAGAACTGAAAAACAGCCTAACAGATCGGGACATTGAAGTTATGTAGCCTATAAAATTTCCGGCTGTATCTCCGATATTTAAACCTTTTACCCATTCTACGCCTTCGTTTCGTAAGCGGGCTAAATTGGCCGTCAATCCCTCTACTCGCTTTTCACGGTTAGGATTAAACGTCCTTTCAAGTTCAATAGCAAATTTTGGCAAAGCTTGCGAAGCCAATACTTCACCATTTTTAAGCATATCGCCTAATTTTGACGTTGTAACCCCTAAAGCGCGGGCCATAATGTTGAACGCCCCCGGTATTCTTTCGCCCAACTGCCCGCGTAGCTCTTCACTTTGGATTGTACCTTTTGACATCATTTGACCAATTGCCAGTAATGCCCCCTCGGTATCTTCGCCTGACTTTTTAAGCCGACCCATTGTTCCGGTAACGGCTGTAAAAATCTTGTCAGTTGCTTCTCCTTCAAGCCTTGTTCCTTTACTTGAAGCGGTTAGATTGGTGTACGTTTTTTCGACAACAGACAAATCTTGCCCCAAATCATCAGAAACGCGCTGTAGCATAATCTGACGTTGAGTGAATAGTGCTGTATCATTAGAAACGACTTGTAAAGCAGAATCAAGGGAATCGAATTGTAGGATTATTTCACCTGCACTTTTGATTCCTGATAGTATTTTGTCAGCTAAAATACTTGCCGAACCTATACCAACCGCCCCGGCTGCAAATGCGCCTACCGTGGATAGTCCAGACCCTTTATTGTTAGATACCTGTGGGTAATTACCGACATTGGGAGTGAAATCTTTCTGATTTCGCTTAATGTCATTAATGGACTTTATATTTTTTTGATACTGCTCATTTAGAGCAACAGCCGCCCGGTTTTGCTCATTGATTTTGCCCGTTATTTTATCGTAAGCATTGGGAAGTCCGTCGAGCTGGCGTTTTAGATCACGTGTTTGCTGTTTAAACGCATTAAACGACCCTTCGGCTCCTTTTACACTTCTACCAGCTAAATCTGTAGCTACTATTAATCCGTTAACTGATTTCGTAGTCTGTGTTAACTCTCGACTAATTTCTTTCGCCCGTCTTTGGTCTTCTTTTTGGGCTAAGTCTAACTTTCCGTATTCGGCACGAAGTTCAGCTAATCGCTTTTGCATTAACTGTATTACCTCGTTATTTTCATCGACAATTGATTTATTGTCCTGAAGAATCTTTTTGTTGCTCTTAACCGCTTCGTATGTCTTTTGGAAGTCCGGGGCAATGCCAACAATATTGCCCGCTTTTTGAAGGCTCTCTATTTGTTTTGCATACTGCTCTAAAAGGGCAAGTTGTTCAGAAAGTGATTTTTTAACCCGGCTACTAGTGCCCTCTAAATTATCGCCTAATTTATCATTGGCAACTGTAAGGTTTTTTATGCACTCTAACCATTTAGAATAACCGAATACGTCTTCAAATTGAATTGTGTTCATGCCCGTAGAAATAAGGGGTTTGGTTACTGACGACTATACGGGCCTGTAGTTTAGTCGTTACTATTATTGCCGTTAATTTGGCTGTAAAACTTATCTTCTAAGTCTGTCATAAAGCCCCAAAACTCATGTGTTGAGGTTTCGTCATTTACTGGCAGACCTTCACTGATAAGCAAAAATTTATTCTTTCTGTACGCTTTTAGAATCATATCGGGCATATTGTTTGACCTTGTCGCCTAACTTCTAAACTTGGGTCTTCGGGGTTGAGTAGTTCGGTTGCCTGAACCAAAAAAGCCCGTTGCAGTAACTCATAGTATTCCGTTTTTGTGTCTACGAAATGCCTAGGAAACGATTTTTGCAACGGGCCTAAGACTTTTTTTCGTATAGCTGATGATAGGAAACGATATGTTCTTGTGTAAGCCCGTACTCGCTTAATTGGCCTAAAAGCTTTTCTAATCCCTCTTCTACGAAATCGTCCCAACGAACATTATTTACCGAATGAATGCAACAGCAAAAGGCTAAGGCGTTAGGGGCTGTTTGCTTATTCATAAGCCCAAAGAGCAAATACCGAAGGTTGTTGATTTCGGTTATAGCCGATTCGATTTCATTTGCGCCAATTAAACTTACTATTGGCTCAAAATGCCTATCCACATCGCCCATTGTTGACCCTATTCCACTATGGAAAGCCATATAGTAGGTGTATAACACGCGTCGGGATTCTGGTAAACGGCTGGGCGAATCGTATAATACGATAGAGCCGCCCGGTAGTGTGATAGTTTGCATTAGGTTGATAGTTTACCGACGATTTTTTGAATAGGAATACAGGCCAACGGAACCCACAGGTAAATGATCGACGGCCAAAGTAGTAGACTGACGTAGCAGATTACACCAAACCAGAAAGCCCGGCAAAGTCGGCAAGGTTCACGCGGCCACCAGCGAACCCCGCGAACGTTCATATAATTATCAACCTTCCATTTATCGACTAGGATAACGCCCGTAACGCCAATTAGAGAGCAAAGGACTAAATATTGGTACATGGCCTAAGAGTTACACAGGTTGGTATAATGGACGGTCAATTCGATACGAAAGCCGCCGTATGGATACGATAGATACGAGCTTTCTAGCCCCGAAACGTCGAAGCCTGGGTAAATACCAGTTGCCCCGGCTGTCGTTTGGTCGAACGATTTATTAACCGATAGGACGCAATACAAATCGAGTAACTTTCTAATAACTTGCTGTTTTAAGCCTTCGACCGTTGGCGGTTCGATACCTAACGTTTTTAGGTTGGCCCAACAGATAACAGATAGCGTCCGAATGCCGAAAACCTCGTTTTTAATCGTTTCGTCGTCGTGTGCGTACAGACACGTAAAGGATTTTAGCGTATCGTTCGGGTAAGCCCGGTAACTTTCGCCGTCTTCTTTGTAAATCCAGGGTTCAGGCAATCCGCCCGCCGTTTTGATAGCCGGTCGAACGCGGCCTAACGATACTTCCAGCCAATCGAGCGTAGTTAATCGCTCCTGAATGATTGCTATTACTTCGTCTATGCCGGTTTGATCGGTAACGATACCAACGGGCGGGGTTAGGTTCTGGCTCATTAGAAACTACTGATTAAATCCATTAGCTTTTCACCGATATACGCGCCTATTTCCCATGCTACCATGGCAATTGATATATACCAAAGGTTTATATTCAGTGAGAATGGATATTCCTTTGCATATTTTACATATGTGCCAGATAGTGAGATAACCCCAAAGTCTGTTATCTTTTTTAAGAGCTTCATAATGCAATTTCTTTTTTTAACAGGTCGATAAATTGCGGTTTAATCACTTCAATCAGTACGGCCCGGTTTTCGGGGGTTAGCCCTAAAATGTCGTCACCGTATTTTGCTTTCAATTCTTCGGTTTTGGGGTCGGTTGCTTCTAAGTCGAAAGCCTGATCGAACACAGCCGTAAAAATTGATTCGTAAAAATCGCCCGTATCGTGCAACGTAACCCGGTCGGTTCGTTGACCTTTATCCCGTTTTATTTGAACCGTATCCGGTCGATAGTACGGGCTTATTGCTGAGTTATCGGCGCGAATACCGGCCGCAAGTTGTTTCCGGTTCAGATCGGCTATTAATACGGCGTTGGCCGCTATTACATCCGATAAAACCCGGTTGAGCATATCGGGCGTTATCCGCAAAAGCGGAGCCACAAAACAGTTATGTAGCGTTATCCCGTCCATCGTGTTTAATCCCACATGCTACCGATAGAAATACCGGGCCGTTGTTTTTCGGGGGGCGTTGCGGGTGAAATTGTCGAAAACGTTGCCTTTGTATCGGCAATGATTTTGTTACGTTCGGCCTTTAGTCCTTTGTCGGTGTCCTTCTGGCCGTTTAGAGCTATATAGGCTTGATTGGTCATATTCTTAGCCGTAGCGTTTACCCGGTCAGAGGTAGAAATTTCTTCCAGAACGTCGCAAGCAATCGAATACAGAAGCGCGTTAACCAAATTGTCCTTATTGGCAATTAGCGGCCGGGTTGCGTCAGATTTGGCCGATATAACCAGATTTAACCCCCATGTTTGAGAAGAAACCTGAACCGCCGACAGTTCGGCTAAATCCATCGTTAACGGGGTCGAAACGTTCGGGATGTAAACCGGCTCAATGGCAATAAACGGGCTTCGACCTTCGAGCAAATAGGCATCCACCCCACCCCCGCAACTACGACAGGCCGCGCCTACAGCAAACGAGCGATTCGCCCCGATTGCAAAAACGTTTGTTGGTAGGTCGTTTTCGTAGTAGCCAAACAGATAATAGCCGCCGATACGCTGATAGAGCGTTTCGTTAATGTCCTTCCAGATCGACCGACCGGGCGTATTACCTGTAAGATTCAAAACTGTTAGCGGGGCGTCCTGTGTCGAATGATAGAGGTATAACGGAAAGTTTTCGACGGCCCCGGAAAGTTGTAACGCGGCTTTCAATACCTCTAACGCGGTATCGTTGCCAGATACGTAGATACGCCAACCAACAAACCGATTTTGTTTGTTGATCGTATCGGACGCGTTACCCTCTAAGCTAAAAATAGCCTGATTATCCAGAAGCGGAACCGAACCCGACGCAAGCAGTAAAGCCAGTTTAGAAATTGCCCCGCGTTCAATTCGGCTATACCATGCACTTAGCGCGGTTGTCGGTTGCCAGTAATCTGACTCGCTGACGGCATGGCCTAAATTGCCCTTTACCTGATTCTCGTAAAGTTTGCCGTCGTTACCCTTTACCACATCGTATCGAAAATACGTTTTAGTTGGGCTGTAAGCCGGGTAGTCGATTTTAGCCAGATTCGGCCCTAAATCGTGCAATATATCGGGCCTTAGTAGCTTATGGGCGTCCGACAGATAAACGACGGGTTCACGGTGATACCCGGCCGGTTGATCGGAGCCAGCCGCGAAGCCTGGGTAAAGGCCAACCACCCCGGCCAACAGTTTAGAAAGTGAAATAGTATCGACCATGTTCTAGTTGAGGTTTAAAAAAAAATCCCCCTCACAACTCGGAGAGGGATTTTAGACAATCCACGTTCAATTGAGCAAAGATTACGCGTTCATTACGCTAAACCGCTTGATAGGCGATTCACCGGCAACGCGGGTAAAGTCGGCAAAAAGTGCGAAGTCGGCAGCGTGTTTAACACCATACGATTTTGCCCCGCCTGTACAGTCTAAAAGCTGTTGGGTTCCCCATTCCCAAGTTGGGTAAACGTTATCATTGATTCGGCCCCAAAAACGAACGTCCGAAATATCCTTTTCGTCGGTTACGTCAATAGCGTTCAGGTCGGGCAAACCCTGATAGTCGAAGTCAATAAAGTTCACAATACCAATCGAACCCATCGGCCCGACGTAGTGGATACCCCGTTGACCGGCCCCCGGACTAATCCGGTTTGTATAATCAAATTCGGCAATATTAGCCGCCTTTTTGATTGCCGCCGTATCGTAGATTGCACCCCCGCCCGGATTGTTTAACCAGTTTTGGTCTGCCAAAGCCGCCGTATTCGCAATGTCGAAGTACGGGCCTTCCGTATCCATCATTTCCATAATAGCGCCGAGGTTATTATAGAAATCAATCAGCTTCGGTACTTGGTACTCCCCGGCAACGCCCGTATAGAGCAGGTTTGCCCCAATCGTTTGCGTCGTTTCCTTGTTGGCATCTAGGAACGTAGCGCACATTTGATCGAGATACTTGTAAACCGCTTTTTTGGCGTTTTTAATTTTGGCGGCTAACGCGGCTTGGTAGGTAACGTAGTTATTTTGGTATTCCGAAGGAATAATATCTACGTCAAATTCAACGTGAAAACGCACTACCGTTTTAAGCGTTGCGCCTAGTGCCTGGGTTGTAATGGCACAAGTCCGAACCGTTATAATCGTCCAATCAACCCCGTTCAACACAGGAATTTGAATTGTCCGCGTGTAGGGAATCGCCCGGATTTTAGCAAGCGTTTCAGCGTCGAACAACAACGGGGTATTGTTGTAGAACGTATTCAACGCGCCGTAATGAGACATACGGTTTTCCAGACGACCAAACCCGGCCGGGTTAACGTCTAACATGACGTTAGGTAAGAGCAAATTTGTTATGACGTTAGCCATAGCAGTAAAAAGGATTTTTTATCCCTGTTGCTGTTGCCGGGCCTGTAGGCAACGGGTAGGCGCGAAACTGCGCGGGAATCCTACCTGTTATTTTTAAGGATTTATTACAGTTTGGCTTTCTTGCGTTCCTCATCAATAAACTTGAAGAACTCCGGCGTATTTGGCGCGTAACCCAACTTGTTAATAGCATAAACTCGAATTTCCGTCAACGACGTAAACGCGCCGGGTTGACCACCTGTATCGGGTTTGCCTGTTCCGCCCCCTTCCTGTTTATGGCTAACCGGAGCCAAATACATAGAGTGGTTAGCCCGGATAATTTCGGTTGGCGTCATTGGCCGGTTTTCGGCGGCATTCATTAGGGGTCTATCCGTCCCTTTTTTGACAAAATAAATGTCGCCGTCGTCGTTGCGTTTGCCTTCGTAGAGCGTATTAAAATACTCTTTCAGGTCGGCAATTGCGGTATTTTTGGCGGCTGTTTTGGCGGCTTCGTCTTTCAGATCGCCAGGAATAACAACCGGGGCGGTACGCAAATCGGCGTTAACGGTAGAACGAACGGCCTGTTTTACCGTTTCTACTTTATCGTTTTCGCGGGCGGTTTTTTCGGTGTTAAGTTGCTCTTTCAGTTGGTCAATAACCGCGTCTTTGGTTGCGGCCGACCCTTTTATTTTGTCCCGGATAGCCTTCATAGCTTCATCCGAAAGCGGCAACTTACCGGCGTCCTGTAGCTGTTTCACCCAAACGGCGGTTCTCATACCATCAGGTTTGGCTTCATCCAGCGCAATAGCTAACAGACCGTCGATACTGCCGTACAACTTAGCCGATTCTTCGCCTACAGCTTTGGTTACGGCTTGTTCGGCGTAGGTCGATAACTCGTTATCGTAATCGGTTTTTGGCTTTACAATAAAGCCTTTTCCGGTTAGATAATCCGGGGCTTTCGCTTCGAGTTTAGCGAAAATAGCGGCCTGTAAGTCTTCGGGAATCTCAATCCCGGCAATGTTTTCTACTGTAATATCCATAATCGGGCCTGTAGGCTATGGTTTTAAACTGGTTGATTGATTAGTTACGGGGCGGTCAGAAACCCGAAAGAAACCGACCGCCCCTATCGGGGTTGTTATCTTATTGCTCTACTTTGGTCGGCTCATGTACGACGACATAGCCGCCCCCGTCGCCGGGTTTGCCATAAATCACATCATAGAAATTATCAGACGCCCCTTTCGTAATCGGCTGGGTAGAGTTCTGATAATCGCCCGGCGCGACAATTTGCGCCCGTCGTCCGCTTGCGTCCTCTACTAATGTGCCGTCCGCGTTTTTATGATACTTTAACCCAATCATAATAAACTTATCGTCGGGCAACCCTTTCAGCGAAGGAATCAACGGGGAAATGTTGAACTGTTTCTTTTTATCCTTATTGCCGTACAACTCTTTCGTAGCTGGCTTAACCTCATCGGTTTTTTGCTCTACGGTTGGCTGTTCAATTGGCGTACCAACCATATACGCCCGTTGCGCCTTCGCTTTTTCGGCTTCTTCGGCTTTGTAGGCATCCAATACCGATTTAGCGGTTTCGGCGGCAATGGCTTTAACCTGATCGGCGGTAAACGTTTTTTCAGGTTCCGGGGTTGGCTGGCTTGCGTTTGCGTCCGTTGCCTGGGTTGCTGTTGCCTGACTTTCCGGGGTTGTTGCCGGGGGCGTTGGGGTCGTTAGCGGGGTTGGGCTGGATTGGCTTTTGTTCTGAGACATAGCGTTTAAAAGAAGTTTTAATTTGAGAAATCCGGTTATCGTAGTCGGGCGCGTTGCAGAACTGTTCTATCAGTATATCCGCTTCGCGTTCAAATCGGTAGACAAACCCCATAAGGCCGACGCTGATAGCGTACCCTTCGGGGTCACTGGTATTGATACCTAAATTGTAAAGTTCGTCGGGGCTGTAATTTGAATACGTGTCTAAATCCCTTAGAACCTTATAGCGTAGTTTGCGGCTGGCATCGGTACGGGCGAAGTATTCCTGTTGCATTAGCGTAAGTTCTTCGAGTAACCATGCACCTAAACCGGCATCCTTCGCCGTCTGGTAAAGAGCTATCAACTGATCGCCGGTAAGCATTGAAACCCGACGACCTAACGAAACGGTTGCACCGACGAAATAGGGGCCGTACCGATAGCGGCCGAATACCTCTAAAACGCGTTTGGTTAATACTTCGTAGTGTTCTGCCAAATAGTTGTAGATTATCCGCGAACGCTCTAGTATTTGCATGATTTGCCGTTCGTTCATCGGTTGACCGGACGCCCCACCGTCGTAACCCGTTGCCGTTTGCCGTACCCGTTGCCGGATGTTAACCACCTTGTTAGCGATATACTCCAAATTGTCGATTGGGGCGGCAATCCAACCGGCCGGGGGCCGTAGGTCGGCTTCATCCTTCGCCAATGGAGCCGGAACGCCTAACTTTGTACCGGGGCCGTAAATAGATTCTTTGTCTTCTTCATCACAGCCGCCTTTATCGTCCTTTGGCGTATAGGGCTTACCGTCGATCATCTTACCACCCTTTAGAACGCCGGGTTTGGGGCCGGATAATCCTACAGTCGGTTGGCTGGCTGGCTCCTGCTTTTTGGTTGCTTCATAGTACCAAAACATCAAAAACGCGGCCGCTAGGTCGTTACTTTCCCCGCCCGAATCCCAAAACATCAACCTATCTAACCAGCCTAAAACCGGGCGTAACATCGTGTTAGAGGTTAGCGGGTTGCTGTCCTCTACATCGTCCCACATCTTGAAAACCGGGCAAATCGGTTGATTGTGCGGTATGTCTTCGCCTACCTGTACCCATTTACCATTGCCGTCGTTTTTCCAAAACGATATATCGACCGTATCAAACAGCGCGGTAACGTCTTTTTGGTCGGTATCGAACCAAACAAATTCGAGTAGTCCCGAATCAGACGGCCCGTTTAGGGCTTTCATGGCCCGAACCCGTTCCAACGGTAATAGATATACGTAAGGCTCTGGAAAGTCCGTAGTTTGGACTTTAGGCAGATCGACAACAACCAGCGAGTTAGGCCGGGAAAATAACGCACTATGGCAATTTCGGGTAATGAACTGCCAGATACCCGCCCGTTCTGCGTAGGCATTCCAATCGGCTTCTAGTGACGCGTCGGTAAAATCGAGCTTAACAAAACGGTCTTCGGCATGGTGTACCGCCGACGCCATATCTACGATTTCGTCAACGAGTTCAACCGTTACCGGGGGCCAAACCATTTGTTTAAGCACCTGCCGACGCTTCGACGCGGACGTAATAACGGGCGTTACAAACTCCCGAACCCATCTTTTGAAATAGGGAGAAGCGGCCGCTTCTGACGTAGCAGATTCGGCGTGTAGCCTGTGTCTCTGATCGTCATAAACAGCCGCCCGTAACGCTTTTACGTCGGCTTTTGCTACAATATCGTCGTTAGGTGAAAGCAAGGCCGGTTATTTTTTAGATTTGGGTTCGGTTGGTTCGACGGCCTGGGTTCCGGCTTCGTCGGTAACTTTGGCGTCTTTGGGGACTTCTACCCATGTAGTAACTCCTAGTTTCTTGTCCAACTTTTTCAAGTCCTCAAAATGCTGTTCGGTTACTTCCTGAACCCGGCCTAAGTTTTGACCGTGGCCGCTATCGGCTTCCTGAATCTTAACCATTGTTCTACTTGGTTTAAAAGCGTTTTACAACTATTTACAGGTTAGTAGAGCCGGGTTTAGGGGTTCACCAACAAGGCCGGGTTAAACGTCAATTTCTGAACCCCGGCGTTTGTGTACCATTCCTTGTCAAACTCCCATGTTACCCGGAATTGGGTTAGTTCATGGAGTTTGCCGCCCGATGGCGTACCGACAAACGGCATATGAATAGGGATAGGCCCGCCGTTTTTGTGCATCAGTAATTGATTGTCACCGCAAATGATGTAAGCCCCCAGCCGGTCAATATCAACCGAGCTTTGCCCCTCTGCAAACAAGGTGCGTAGGTCGGTAAATGCCTGAACCGATAGGCCGGTAAACATCCCGCTAAAGTCGGGCGTCGTTTCGCCTACAATTTGGGTTTTGCCCCCCGGCGTGGTGTTATCGTTGTTGCCAATCTTAACAGGCTCAGAACCCGTAATAGCAGGGTCGTAGAACTTGTTAATAATGGAAACCATTCGGGTATTATCCGAAGCGGCTAACGGGGTTGTCCAGGTTCCAAGCGTGTTGGCGTTGGCCGTCGTTACGGCCGCGTTACCCATACGCTGAATAATAACCCGTCTAACCTGTTGAATGAGCGTACTACATTGGTCGGCTGTTACTAGCTGTAAAGCCGCCGCGATTGCGCTACAATCTTGGTAAATCATCGTATAACGAGATAAAAACAGATGGTAGGTTGTTCGACGGGCCTGTAGTCGTTTCACCTATTTGCGACAAAAATAGAAAGAATCTGAAACGGCAAAATATTTTTTACAAAATAATTGCTAATATACCGTTTTATTGTACGTATAATATGCAAGTAAATAGGAAGGATTATTTTACCTTTGACGGAGCTAAAACCTATAATCAACCAATGACACTAGAGCAACGGCCTGTTATAATGTGGCATATTATCGACGGCGATTTCGAGTATATCGCTAAGGATATGAATGATATTTTGCACGACTTACTAAATCGGGGTCGGTTAATCAATTCGTATTTTTTGCCCAAACTGAAAGCCTACCTAATCGGCAAAGGAATTATAGCCGATACGTTTTACAACGAACTGATAGACGAAGCCGCGTTACTAAGATTGATTGAAGAGGTACGAAACGCAACAAAGCCCGGCAACTAACCGGGCCTTTTTATTAATCGTTATTCGGGCCGGACATAACCCGTTGCGGTCGGCCCCATTTTGTAAATACATACCCGCGTATAGCGTCCATAGTATGATTATGTTCACCTATAGGAATGTTAGTCGATACGCCGTTGTGCATGACGTACTGATAATGGTTCTTTTCCCGCTTTATATTAAGGCTTCGAGCCGTGTAATAGACTTCAAATTCATTTAGCTTGCTTATACCGGCTTCGACACTACCCGGCCCTTTGTCGCTACCCTTCGCATTGATACCCGGTAAACTATATATACCTTCGGACGTTTCGATTAACGTACCAATCTTTAATTCTGCAATAGATTTCGGTTCGGCCTTATCCCATATGCTTTGTATTTCGGCGGGTATTCCTTTTTCGTAGTAGCGTTGTAAAATCTTTTGGTTGGTTAATCCGGTTTCATATACAAGTTCGTCCAAATACAGTTTGTAGCCTTCGCGGGCAATCCGTATAAAGGTTGTCGGGTCATTGGTAAAACCGAAATCACCACCGATGCCGTATTGTGTTTCTAAATGTTCGGGCCATTCATCTATTTCTATCCAGTTCGGGAAAACCAGCGAATCGGGCGAGGGTTTCGGGTCTTGCTGATAAAGCGCGTTAAACGTTACCGGATTATCTTTTTTGACTTTTTCTATTTTAGCCTGGCTATGTTTTTCGGGCCATAAAGCCGCGCCAACGGGCCGGGGGTCGAAGTCGTTAATGTCAGGAGTACGAAGCGCGGGAAAGGATACAACTACCCAGCCGGTCGGGTTAGATTCACAATACAGGCCGTCACGTTCGAGCAATCGCCCGCCTAAGTCGTCTTCATGCCAACGCGTTTGTATAAGTATTTGGGCGGAATCATTGTGTAAGCGAGTCTCGAAAACATCACAATACCAACCCCAAATATTTTCGCGTATCGTTGGGCTTAGTGCATCTTTCCGGTCTTTAATTGGGTCGTCAATAATCCCTAAATCGACCGTTACCGACGTAAGAGAACCGCCAACGCCAACGGTATAGATAAACCCCTCTTTAGCGGCATCTTTGCCGACAATTTCAACTATATCATTATTATTGGTATAACCGTTTTTTGTATCACCTAATAAAATTTCGGGGAATAGTTGCCTATATGCCTGGGTAGACATTCGGCGTTTTATATCCCGATTAAAACGGCGGGCAATGGTTGCAGAATAAGAGACTACAGCAATTTTTGTATCAGGCTTTTTACCTAATACCCAACCGGGAAACGTTCGGGTAGACGCTGACGTTTTGCCGTGTTGGGGCGGCATGAAAATCATAAGTTTTTTAATCTTACGCTCATGCACCAATTGCAGTTTTTCCGCAATAACGCGGTGAAACCATTGCAATTTATAGGCTGAATCTATGTGTGATAAATAATGATAGAAACGGTCTTTTGAGTTGCTAGAATCCAATAGCCGCAATCTACGAAGCCGTTCTTCGTGCAAGTTCCTCAATCTCGCGTTGTAGTTCATCGTCCGTAAGTTGGCTTACATCGTCAGTAATTGGGCTATTTGCCGGGGGTACTATCTTTTTATCAAATGCTCTATGACGTATCTGTTCTATAGCTACCATAGCGCGTATAGGGTCGTGAAATTCAATTTCAGCCCCGTACTTTCCAGTTTTATACTTCTTGATCGTATGGAACGCGGCCCGCGCCTTTTTTGAGGAAAAATCAAACATCATTCCCCGGCCGTAGGACTCTACAAACGGTTCTATTGACGCTTCGGCCTTTTGAGACAGCTTAAATAGTATTTGATTTGTTTTTAGCGTCCTGTCGTCTAAATACTGTTCGATTGCCTTAGAAATCTCAACATTTCTCAACAATCTGTAGCCAATAGTAGCCGCCGAAGCTAGATTAGTCGAATACCCGGCTTTCTTCGCGGCCTTCGTCGCATTGCCACATTTTACAAATTCCTCTACAAATAACCGTTGGCGAACATTGAGCGCGTTAAAGTAGTCCGGCCCCTTATACTCGTTAGTGTCTTCGTTGTCCTCATTATCCGGCGCAAAGTCGGGGTCTATAGATTCCATAGCTCAGTCCTGTAAAGCCTGTCATTACCACAATAATACGAAGCTGTTAGTTAAGTACCGATCTTTTACAAAATTCTTGTTTATTTTCTTGCATATTTTCCGAACTATACCGTACTTAGTACCGTAATTCAACAACAGAAAAAACACATGAAAAAGTCTTTGTTTACCTTAGCCAACTTCCTACGCGGGAAAGGCTTTAAATCGAGAGAAGCGTTTAAACGAGCCTGGGCAATCCTTCGCCTACGCTATAAAATGTTTACTGAACCCGTCCAATTCTCCTACGTAAAGGATACGGGCGAAATCCGCGAAGCAATCGGATTTTACGGCGAAGAACACGCCCCTAAAGACCTATCTATAACGGGCCTTGTGATTAAATACTACGATATGACCGTAGGCGGCTGGCGTTCGTTCCGCGCTGATCGTCTGATAATCGCTTAATCAATCCGTTCACATACGGCCCGGCTTTACGGTCGGGCCAATAAATCAACCTTACGACAATGAATAAACAGTCACTTGCTTACGCTACATCTATTTCAGAACGCTATATGGCCTATCCAAAGGCCAAAAAGAAATCCGAAATGGACCCCTATAAGTTCTTCACGCTGACTATACAGAAATTACGCGCAATGGGGGAACATCGTAAATACTCCTTTTGGCCTATGCGAGAACTCGTTTTGAATGATTACGAAGCGGGGTTAACGCCTGACCAATCAGCCGCGCAATTTTTCAAAGAGTGGAATTAACCAGCGTTTAAGCCTAACCCATACATAAGAGCAACCCGAAAGCCGGGGCGGGTCTATTCCCCCGGCCAATTCATCAAATCAACCCCTTTACTATGGAAAGCCTGAAAATGACCGTAGCCGAAGCGACCGCCGAAGGGTACAGCCAATGCGTTGTGGATGGTGGCTGTCGGGCTGAATCGTTTGAAGATGCCGCCGAATATCTGGCTACGCGGACTTATTGGATTTTAGATAACGAGCCTACTACCTATTCCATTTCGCCTGATTGTATAAAAGAAATGGTTATCGACCATGTAGCCGACCAAAGCGATGTAGCAGACGAAGACCAATTTTTAGTTGAATTGGTGCAAGAGATTCCAACGTCTGAGTTTGACGCAATTACGGAGCTTATTAATAAAAAACTTGCCGAACGCCTTTGGTGGCCGTCTATAGGCATTCAATTAATACCCTAATGGACGGCTTTACCCCTACCCCCCACACCCCCGGCCGCGAACAGGTTGTAACGGTTGGGCAATCGGTTAAGATCGTTATAACCGACTTAGCCATAGAGGGACTGTTTAACGTAGAGTCCTACGATTTGCGCGTATCCGATACAAAGCCATTTGGCGAGTTTAACGGCATCGACTTAGAAACGCTTCTAATGATTTTGGAAATGTTGCCGGTAGAATGGGAACGGCGGCAACAGGAATACGCCGACGATTTACCGCAAAACTAACCCTATGGCTACGCTCCTATACGATTCTAACCAATTAGTCCCAAAGGGAAAGGCTAAACATAGAACGTTTTTCCCCGATGGTTCGAGTATTGATTTTGTCGAAGTCAAAAACAACGTCACAAAGGCCAATCTACGGCACTATCACAAGTTTTTTACCGGGCAATATTCCAGCCTATTCAATTAAAATATTATATGGAACGATTTAAAGGCTGGTATCAACTACAGCACGATAAGCACCAAAAAGAGAAACAGAGGACGGCTCAAATTGAGCAGAATAGAGCCAAAAAAGCCGAAGAAGCGCGGCTAATGCGTGAAAAGAAACAGGCTTGGAAACTCTATTCTGATACGGTATGGAAGCTAACAAAGGCACAGCCTTTACACACCTTACCTAATTATGATAAGCGCGACTTTACCACTTATCAACTTGACCATATCGTATCCGTTACCGATGGATTTAGGTACGGTTTGCCTTGTGATTGGATAGCGGATATTTCTAACCTACGAATCATAGAAGCATCTGCGAATATGATAAAAGGGATGAAATCAGAACCCGAACCTTTAACCAAAATGCTTCAAAGGGCGAAATCTTCAAATAGTACAATATCGGGCTAATACACAAAGTATAAACCCGGCCTTTTTCGAGACTTTTCAATTTTTTTTACTTTCACTTTCTAACTTTTGTACAATTATGCGTACTGACCATTTGACAACCAACGCACTCGCTACTGCTGTAGCCGAAGGTAATCTAAAAGCCTATCAGAAAGTACACGAACTGACGGGCGAAGTAGTAGACCGATTCCGCTATTTGGAAGGACACCCCCGCCAATACCGATTTGATGCCAAAGAAGGGGTTTTTAACATCAACGGTACGGAAAAACTAGGCCGTATGATTACGTTCCAGCCGATTGCATGGCGGATTTTCACCGACAACATTCTGAATATGGGTACTAAGAATTGGGCGGAAATCTTTTTTATAGACGAAAAGAATTGTGTTTCGGCTATCCTGTTTCACGGCTACAGTGTGGATAATATCTTTCGTCTGATCGAGCCGTTATACTATGACGACCTTACGTTAGCCGACGTAGTAATAACGGCAATCGCTGAGAGGAAAGAGAATAACAAAGGCGAAGGCGGCTCTAAAGCAACCTACTACATTGCTTCATTCACCTATAAGATTGCCGACGCGGTTACGACGGCTACGCTGAAAGAATACGCACAAGACCGTAAAATATTCCGGGTCGAAACACTAACCGACATAGCAAACATTAAGTCGGCCTACAACTTCTATAACCCGTTTACGGCTCCACCGTTTGAGCCGGAAATGTTGCCCCAATCCAACTAATCCACTAACCCGGCCCGTTAACGTCGAAAGGGCGTCAACGGGCCTTTTTTCTACCTGTATGATATTCCTAGATAACTTTCGGGCCTTAGATAGCTACATCCAAAGTAAGCACATACCCGGCCCGGTTCGCATTAATCCGAATTTTCCGAATTTCAAGCCGTTTAACGTTGAGTCGATCCACAAAAACGCGTTTAAACTGCTTAGTAATGGCCTATCGGCTGAATACGCGTTACGGATTACGCCGGTTGTAAACGACGAACAGTATTTGCAATCGTCGTTACATTGGATATTCCCACAAGCCTACTACAGCGTTTACTTTTCAGCGCGGGCGTTCTTAGCCGCACAAGGGTTTTATTTAGCCAATGAAGACCAAATACGGCGTAAGGTTAACGCATTGGTTGTAGCTGGATATTACCCCAAGTCAATTAATTTTTATGGATATGGGGTAGTTAAACCGTTCCAGATTTGGCGAATAGATAACAATGCCGACAGCGCGGAGACATTAAACGACTTCGTAGCTGATACCCGACGAAAATCAGTAAAGAAACAATTTCAGGTTTACCAGACAAACCCGCGTATTGCCCTACGCAATCAATCGACCGGGCAAGTACTGGAAAACGTCAACAACGACCAATTACGGGTTATCTGCAAGGATTTAGGCTATACAACCTATTTCGACCTACTTTGTCGGCTTCGCATATCGTCAACGAATCGAGAAATAGAACGGTATATAACCGACACAATCGACGTTCGGGCTTTTCATCAATCATTGGTTAATATCGTTAACCACATTAACGGGATTCACGAAGCATATATAGCGTATGCGATTGGCTTAGACACGTATCGGGTTCTAATAAACGGTTTACCCAACTACCTACGCGAAGGGTTTGTACGTGATCGGCTTAATCAAATTGTCGAACCAACCGTAAAACCGCTTATGCCTAAGTTAGTCAATTACGGCCCGACGTTGGAACAAGATTTAGCCTGTTATAACTCAATTCACCCCCTACCCTCTATCCGTTAATCCAATGCCAAATTTAGAGCAAGTAACTACCCCTCATTTTTGGGTCTGCAAGTGCGAAGGCGATTTTATTAAACAGGACGCGGCAACTAAACATTGCCCGTCCTGTAACGAACACGCGGACAATTCACCAGACGCGCCCGTAGAATATGTAAACGCCTTTTACGGCGGGGCTAAAGTTTGCGAAAAGTGCGGCTCTACAGACGTTTTTAGTAGTCCGGGCGGCACTGGATACGGGGTTCATGGTGAACAGGATTTCCCCGGTTGGTATCACTGTAGAAATTGCGGACATAAAGACGAATACTAAAGCTATGGCAACTAAAAAACAAATACAGGAAAGTAACGCTATTTCTTTCGCTCAACTTCTGGAAGAATTGTTAGAGCATAACGATAAAGTAGAAGACGTTTACTATTCCGACCACATTGGCAATTGGTGTATAAAACTCAAAGACGGTGAAGCCGATGAATTTTGTACGTTTTCGGATTTATTGAACGAACATTTTAAAGACCTCTAATGAACCAAGTAATTAGCGAAGGCGACCGGGTACAAGTTACCCGAATTATTAAAGGTTACGAGCGCGGAAAATACAACGCTACGGTTTTAAATTGGACGCCCAACGGCTTATTAAAAGTCAAAAACGCCAACGACGGAACCGTTAAAAATGTAAGCAGTAACAACGTTAAAAAACGGGCAGATAAGCCTAAAACTTTATAACAAAATGAAACAACGAATTATAAAATTTAGAGCTTGGGATTTACATAGATGTACGATGAATTTTAATGTAATGGCGGGTAATAACGATGAAGCCGACATATTATATAAAGCCAATTTATTGTATATCCCTGCAAATGTTGCTCATAAAGAAAACGCGCTATCAGGCTGGTTAAATTCAGATAACCATTCTGCTATTCTAATGCAGTTTACTGGATTGATCGACAAAAACGGTAAAGAAATTTACGAGGGCGACATAAAAGCCGACCTAATAGATCGTCCAATGGGTGAAGGTCAGGACTTACATTATTTCGTTTGTGTTTATATAACTGAATGGTCGCGTTTTTCTTGGTTAATGTTGGACGAATACCGCCAATATACAGGCTTAGAACCCCGTCAGGATGATACGTTAGATTGGATTCTACAGGAAACCTACGGCGTATTTGCTGACGAAACCGACAAAACCGAAGTAATCGGTAATATCTACGAAAACCCTGAACTACTCAACCAATGACAGACGAAGCCTACCGCCAGTTACCCCGCTACTCGAATAGCGACCTATTAGAGTTGAGCCGGGTAATGTTACCCACGTTCGAGAAAAACAAGCCAATCGACCCCAAAACCGCGCTATTTGGGACGTTCTTTCACGCTATGATTCTCGAACCCGAAAAGGAATTAGATTGGAGCCTGATACACGTAAAAGAGCGTTATAAACTGATGCAAATGGTTGAAAATTTCGTTAAGAGTGTAGATGAATTTACTTTAGATTGTATCAAGCAAGGCAAATCCGAAGTTGTTAAGCTATGGGATTGTCCAATTACCGGATTACCGTTAAAGGCTAAGTTAGATAACGTTTTTGCAGGGACTAACTTACCGATACAAGGGCCGTTAATTATTGACCTTAAAACAACGTCCTATAGAAACCCACAAGATTTCTACGACAGTATTATCAAATACGGGTACGATAGGCAAGCCGCGTTTTATTTGGACTCGCTAGGCATTGAACGCAATTATAATTTTCGCTTTGTTTGCGTTCAAAAGAATAGCCCATTTACTGTTTTTGAAATCAATCTAGCGTTGTCTGCTGACCGTAAAAAGATCGTTGACGAAGGCCGCAAAAAAAATGCGTTTTGGTTGCGTAAAGCCGCCGAAGAAGCGAAGAAGCCGAACGGCTGGAAACCGAGTAGTTGGAGCCGCAAACCTGAGCTAGTCGCATAAGAATTGTCTTTTGGCTTTTGGTAATTGCCGCGTCGGTTGCAGTAATCAAACACACACAAACAAAACCGGGCTGTAAAGTCCGGTTTTATGGTTCAATTTTTATCAAAATCAAAAAATGACAAATTACCTGATTAGCGGGGCCAAAGTGGGCGCAATTGCCTTTATATTGGCCGTTATTATTTTCGTTTCTGTTGTTAGATTATTCGGCAACAAACAGGTTTGGGCTTCATTTATTGACGCATCGGAAACGGGTACTTTTGTACTAGGTAGCGCGTTTGCTGTTGTTGGTATTCTCAGTATTTTAACGGGCCTTATCATTCAACTTTTAAAATGAATACCGCTAGGACATTCCCTTATAGCAACACCCTTTGCATTCGGCAACTAATTGACGTAGAATTAGGCCTATTTTTGTTGAAACAAATAAATCCAGAATCGTGCGCCTTATCGTTGCCCGACATACTACAGCCGGAATACAAACAAGACTTATCGCCTAAACAGAGCCGGATTTTACATAGAGGTAGGATTTTATTATATCATTTCAGCAATAAAGAAGTTTGGCAAACACTTTTAGTCACTTATAGCACTTCGCCAAAAGAACGGTTAGTATTTGATATAAACCCGGATAGTTGGCAGTACTCCGAAAAATTCGCCCGGTTTTCGCGGAATAGAATTTCCGTATTACGTAGAATGCTGATCTAGTCAAACAAAAACGCCCGGCCAACGAACCGGGTGTTTTGCTGTCTATGCCTTACCTTTGCGAAATGAACTATTACAGTGATTGGCAGCTAGTCATCGAACCCCAATTTATCGGGCTTCGATTCTGTGTCCAGGTTGGCACAATCTACGAACGAGTAGGCCCGACCTATAACAAGGTTTTTCTGTTGCCGTTGAACTGATTTGACACTAAGTTTTACTATTGTTTTCCTGAAACCTACTAATATAGGCTTTAAACGACTACAAAACAGCTAGTTAAGGTAAACCACCGTAAAAAATAGCCGTTTGCAAGCACTTTTGTCTATCGCTTGTGTCGATGAATGCATAAACTTCCTGATGAATCGCGTCCGTCCGTCTGTTTCTCCTGCCCTAACCAACTCATCCTTAGCGCCCACAGATCCATCGTATTGGCTGTTGCTGATTGGTTTAGGATTACTGACGACCCTACTGGGCTGTGGAATTATCGGTGACTTTAGTCATCCTCTCTCCGATGGCAACGATACAGATCAGTTTGAATACGTAGGTTATTTCTTCACAAAGAACCTATCCTTCAATCCATTTCCGCACCTGAATCTGGTTAACACGCAAACGTTTTATCCATATGGTACAAATCAGGTTTTTCTGGATTGGGGGTTTGAGCGCGATTACTGGTATAGGGCCTGCTACCTACTCCTGGATGGACCGGGACCTTATCTTCAATCCTATTACTTATATACGCTTCTGACAGCGGCTATCGGTACGTTTCTGTTGCTGGAACCCCGATTTGGCCGATTGAAAAGCTTTGTTGCGGGGCTAATCGTATCAGTATTTAACTTTTACGCGATCTATAAATTCCCTGTTCACATGAACGTAGGGGTGGGCCACTGGACAACGCTGTGCATGGTAGCCACTTATCGGCTGCTGTACGATACGGTTGATCAAAAACCCGTTTCAGCCCCGTTTGTGTTAGTCTGGGTGTGGCTTCATGTGCAGGTGCTGAGCCAGGAACTCGGTTATGTAGCTGGCTTCTCCCTGACGTTCACAACGCTGGCTGCTCCATTCATCGCGCTGGCGTTATTCCGCAATACCCGACAATCCACAACACGACAAGGAAAGTCTATACGCTGGTTTACCCTCCTGACCAGCTATGTACAAGAACAGTGGCGTCATCACAAACTGGGTATTGTAGCCGGGTTGGTACTCATCGGCATCAGCCTTTATCTGTATTTACCGCTTACCTTACAGATCGCCTTTACAGCCTGGGAGTTCGACTTTACCGATGTACCTGAAATACGGGCCTGGTCGCATCCGCTCCGCTTATTCATCCCCCATTTACCGGGCTTACATACCTATGCTCAACCATACGATCAATGGCTTGAGGATGCGTACGAAAGCTACGGCCAGGGCAGTCCGGGGCTTTACCTGATTATAGCTGGAGGTATCGGTTTCTGGCAGATTCGACGGCGGGCTACGATCTGGCTACCTATTGTAGTTATGCTGGTTTTATGCCTGCTTTATCATCCAGTGCTCATTCCTACGTTGAAAATTTTCCCCTGGTTCAGCTTTAATCGACATGGCGGCAGAGCCAGCCTGATTTACCCCGTTCTCTTTTGCCTGCTGGCCCTACCTATCAAATGGCCCCATTACTTATCCAGACAACTGTTTCTTTTTCTGACAATTGCCTTGATGCTCATTGAATGGTTTACAGGCTATTATCCGCGCTTTCGATACCCAAGCCATGTTATTTCAGATCAGGTATTGCAGTACTGTAACGTGGTTCGTCGGCAACCAGGAGTAGCTGTACTCGACTGGCCTTTCTGTACCATAGGGGCCAATGGACCAGGTGGTCCCGAAGGGCTTTGCCCCTATTATGACCAGCAAAATGCCGTATTTACGTTCCGGCGATTTTACGATAAAAATGGTGTTGGGCAATATTTTGGCCGACTCCACCCCGATCAGATTCAGCCCTTACTTCGGGATGGCTGGCCCCGGCTCCTAACGCCAGGCCGACGATTTACCGAACAAGACTGGCAATTTCTCGATAATTTCCTCCAAAAGAACCATTTCGCCGGAATAAACCTATATCCTGACTTACTGACCTCTGATCAGGTTGCTCAATTCTACCAGCGATATGGAAACCCCATCGCTCGAACGCATTTTCCCGGTGCCGGGCAGGTTGTTTTTCTCCCCATTTTACCCAAAAAATAGTCTACTCAACAGCAAGAGTTGCAACGGCCATTTCGTTTTATACGTATAACCAATAAAGTGGATTTGACGCCCAACGCATCGTTCACGTACAACCGCAGCGATTCTTCTATTTCTATGGCCTAACGTTCTACGATTCAGCTTTTTCCTAATCTATTTTCGTACGTACGTTATGCGACGTTTTTTCCCGTTCGCGACACTTATCCACGTCGCCGTAACCGGTATCGGTTTGTTTGGTTGTCAGGCTGATAGTAGTGTAGAGCCTACCAGTATCTCGGCCGACTGTCTGGTAAAAGCCTCTTCCAATAGCGGGGTTGCCATAGCAGGTTCATACATTGTTACCTATCAGCCCACTCAAACGCTGTCAGGGGTGTCGGGGGCCAGAGTAGCAGCAACCGAAGCTCGCTTCGAACAACTCCTGGCCGATTATCAGATTGCCGATACACAGGCCGATCTTTTAGTATCTGGCGAACAAACCAGCTTTCTGGCCCACCTTACCGAGAACGAATCCGAGCAATTACGCCAGGACCCCGATGTACTGCTGGTAGAACCCGACCGGATTATGTCGATCTGTAGTTGTGTGGATGTAGCCACTACGTCGACATTATCCTGGAATATCAAACAGACGGGTTACGGTCGGGGCGATTTACAAACCGGCAAAACCGTCTGGATTATCGACACCGGCATCGACCTCGACCATCCCGATCTGAATGTAGATGTCAGTCGAAGCAAATCCTTCGTTAGCGGCAATACCTCTGCCGATGACGAAAATGGACATGGCACGCATGTAGCGGGTATCATCGGTGCTAAAAACAACAGCATTGGCGTAACGGGTATTGCTTCTGGCGCTACACTGGTTTCGCTTCGTGTGTTGGATGATGACGGTGAAGGGCGGCTCTCCGGCATTATTCAGGCTATCAATTACGTAGCACAAAATGGGAAGTCGGGCGATGTGGTCAATCTGAGTCTGGGCGGAGAAAGTACGTCATCGACACTCGATGCAGCCATAACCCGAGCGGCTAATCTGGGCATTCTCTTTGCTATAGCGGCTGGCAACGACGGCAAAGATGCCAATAATTACTCACCGTCGCGGGTTAATCACGCCAATGTATTTACGGTGTCGGCGATGGACAGTAAAAATCAGTTTGCTTCCTTCTCGAATTTTGGCACCAGCGTAGATGTCTGCGCCTACGGGGTACGAATCACATCTACATATAAAAATGCGGCTTATGCTACGTTAAGTGGTACATCCATGGCTGCTCCACACGTAGCGGGCTTACTGTATATTCGGGGGGCTAACCTGCCTACTCACGGCACCGTTACGGGTGATCCAGACGGAAAAGCTGACCCAATGGCGGGGGAAGGCAACTAATGTGCGAAAGGCTCTCTACATCCATCTGGGATACGGTATTCAGCTAAAAAGAAAACGATTAGGCACCACTCTTGACGACGTCTAATCGTTTTCTTGCAACTTTCCGCATTCATACCGTATCTTTGTGGCACTTTCAAGTCTTGTCTGACGTTACAAACTCGAAAATCAATTGGAACAAGCGGCACGTGGATGTGCCGTTTTTCATAAATACATTACTCCATTAATTCGATAGGTTTTATACTGTATGAGCCAACCCCTAGCCCCCACGCCTGATGCGGCAGGTAATTCAATTACATTAACAGGCCCAGAAATCGACCTTAATGGACTTACGATTACGTTAAAAGGAACTAACGCTGCCAGACAGGCGGAGGTATTGCGAGCAGCCTATCCAACGGCTACTATTGAAACCGGCAGCTCACAACCCCTGCTTCGGCGTCGGAACCGAACCGAAATCGCTATTTATGTTTTTGCAGCACTTGCCCTGATGATTGTCGGGCATTTGCTCTTTAGCTATTTCACCCTCGACCGGCTCACGATCATTGCCGACACTATTCATGTTACACCCGACATTTTCTATTTCATTATGGCCGGTTTTGTGGCCCAAATGATTGATGGAGCCCTAGGCATGGCGTATGGCGTAACGGCTACAACGTTTTTGACCAGTGTAGGAATCAGTCCGGTTTTTGCTACGGCCAGTGTACACAGCTCTGAGATTTTCACCAGTGGTGTGTCGGGCTATATGCACCTTAAGTTCGGGAATGTGAATAGCCGCTTGTTCAAAGTCGTCCTGATTCCAGGAGTTATAGGTGCGGCTTTAGGCGCGTTTCTCATTACGAAACTGGCCGATATGGAACTGGTAGCCAACTACTTAAGTCCTGCTATTTCCGTTTACACGGCTATTCTTGGTATTTTGATTCTCAAAAAGGCCCTCGTTAAACGTCAGAAGAAAAAGCCGGTTCGTCAGATTGGATTGCTGGCCTGGTTCGGTGGGTTTGTCGATGCCATTGGTGGTGGAGGCTGGGGCCCTATCGTCAACTCGACACTTATTGCCGCTGGTCGTCATCCGCGTTATACTATTGGGTCAGTCAATCTGGCGGAGTTCTTTGTCTCGTTTGCCTCGTCGGTTGTCTTCGCCCTATACGCAGGTCTCGATAATTACGGACTGGTTATTATCGGTCTAATTCTTGGCGGTATGATTGCCGCTCCGATTGCCGCCCGGCTGGCACAAAAACTACCTGTTAAAACTATGATGATATTGGTAGGGATTGTTATCATCATCGTAAGTTTGCGGAAAATCATTAAGTTTTTCTGATAGGATTAACTGGGGCTACAGGATTTAGGCGTAAAAGCAGACTTGTACAACCTGTTAATACTGTCGAAATAAGTCTATGAAAAAACAAACCAAAGCCATTCGCATCCAAACGGCCAAATCGCTGAACCGCGAACACTCTGTCCCGTTATACCTCACATCGAGCTTTGCCTTTGACAGTGCTGAGCAGGGCAAAGCGCTATTCGATGAAACCGAAGAAGGCAACATTTACTCACGCTTCTCGAACCCGAACGTTTCGGAATTTGTGGAGAAGGTATGTATGCTAGAAAATGCTGAAGATGGTATTGCAACGGGGACGGGAATGGCTGCGGTTTTTGCCAGTATGGCAGGTTTGTTGAAATCGGGCGATCATATTGTAGCCTGCCGGGCGTTGTTCGGTTCAGCCCATCAGATCATCACGCAGATTCTGAGTAAGTGGGGAATTACCCATACGTATGTAGATGCCACCGCTACTGAAGCCGACTGGGAAGCCGCCATTCAGCCAACAACCGGAACGCCAGCCGCAAAAATGGTGTATCTGGAAACCCCATCGAACCCCGGCCTGGAACTGGTGGATCTGGAAATGTTGGCCCGTCTGAAAGCGAAATACGGCTTCATCCTGAACGTCGATAACTGTTTTGCGACACCCATCCTGCAAACTCCACTCGATTATGGTGCTGATCTGTCCATACATTCAGCGACAAAATATATGGATGGACAGGGTCGTGTGTTAGGAGGTATTGTAGTGGGTCGGGCCGATCTGATACAACCTATCCGTTTCTTTGCCCGTCATACAGGACCTTCGCTTTCTCCCTTTAATGCGTGGGTGTTATCAAAGAGTCTGGAAACGCTGGATCTGCGCATGGAACGGCACTGTCGCAATGCCTTACAACTGGCCGAAGCCCTGGAAAGTCATCCTGATGTCGACCGTGTGCTCTACCCATTTTTGCCATCGCATCCACAGTATGACCTGGCGAAGAAACAGATGAGTGCGGGTGGTGCCATTGTTACGATTGAACTCGAAGGTGGTTTTGAGCGGGTAAAAGCCTTTTACGATGCCTTAACCATTCCTACGCTTTCGTCTAACCTGGGGGATTCGCGTACGATTGTGACCAACCCGAACACGACTACGCACGCCAAACTGAAGCCAGAGGAAAAAGCGGCATTAGGCATCACGCCCGGTCTGATTCGGGTTTCTGTAGGTCTGGAAGCCATTGAAGACCTGATCGACGATTTTGCCCAGGCTGCCACAAAGTCGGCTGAGGTACTCAAAGAGAAAGTAGCCTGATGCAGGGCCATGTTTTTTATATATAGTCACTCGTATGATTGCTGAACCTACCTCACACACGCTCGAAAGTCTTAGCGAGCGATTGCTCGGCCTGAGCAATGTGGAAGCTATACGGACACTGGCCGAACTATTCCCTGGCCAGATCGTCTTTTCGACCAGCCTCGGCTATGAGGATCAGGTTATTACCGACCTGATTGCCTCAAACGATATACCAGTTCGTATTTTCACACTCGATACGGGCCGGATGTTTTCTGAAACGTATTCAGTTTGGAAAAAAACCAACGACCGGTACGGGATCAACATCGAAACATACTATCCTCAGGCCGATGCTGTTGAAAAGCTGATGACTGGTAAAGGGCCTTACAGCATGTATGAGTCAGTCGAAAACCGGAAAGAGTGTTGCGGAATTCGTAAAGTTGAGCCACTGAACCGGGCGTTGAAAGGTCAGAAAATATGGATTACGGGTATACGCGCCGAGCAATCGGCCAACCGCCAGGACATGACCCAACTCGAATGGGACGAAGCTCATCAGCTTTTCAAATTCCATCCGCTAATGGACTGGACATTTGATCAGGTAAAGCAATATGTAAAAGAGCATAACGTCCCCTACAACCCCCTTCACGACCGGGGCTTTGTCAGTATTGGTTGTCAGCCCTGCACCCGGGCCATTCAGGAAGGAGAAGATTTCCGGGCGGGACGCTGGTGGTGGGAGGATAACTCCAAGAAAGAATGCGGTTTACATACGCACGAAGAAGTGTTTAAAGCTTAATGATTGAAGGATAGAATGATTGATTTGTTGACTTATTCAATCATTCTATCCTTCAACAAGTCAATCCTTGAAATGAAACTCGATTATTTAGATCAGCTTGAATCGGAAGCCATCCACATTATGCGGGAGGTAGCGGGGCAGTTTGAACGTCCGGCCCTTCTTTTTTCGGGTGGTAAGGATTCCATTACGCTGGTGCATCTGGCTTTGAAAGCGTTCCGGCCGGGTAAATTTCCATTCCCACTGCTTCACGTCGATACGGGTCACAACTTCCAGGAAGCACTCGACTTCCGGGATAATCTGGCCGAACGGATTGGTGAAAAACTCATCGTCCGGTATGTAGAAGACACCATCCGCGAAAAGAAACTCAAAGAACCAACCGGACGCAATGCAACCCGCAACGGTCTGCAAACCTTTACGTTGCTCGATGCCATCGAAGAATTTGAGTTCGATGCCTGCATCGGTGGAGCTCGTCGGGATGAAGAGAAAGCACGGGCCAAAGAACGGGTGTTTTCAGTACGGGATGAATTTGGCTCCTGGGACCCCAAACGCCAACGCCCCGAACTTTGGAACCTTTACAACGGCCGGATTCATAAAGGTGAGAACGTCCGCGTATTCCCCATTTCGAACTGGACCGAACTCGACGTATGGAATTATATCCGTCGGGAAAAAATCGAATTGCCGAGCATCTATTTTGCGCATGAACGCGAACTACTCGTGCGGGATGGCAAACTGATGGCTACGGCGG